CAGCAGGCACGAAAGTCTTGCTTGAAGTAGGGGATATGCTAGTATATAGTGGATGTGAACTCGAACATTGGCGAGAGCCTTTTGACGGGGACATTTGCGGTCAAGTATTTCTACATTATAATCATGTAAATGGCCCATTTGCAGAAAAAAATAAATTTGATGGAAGAGCTAAGCTAGGTCTACCATCAGGAATAAAATAGTATTATAATGAGGCTATATGTTACAAAAATTAGGTTTTGCACCAGGGTTCAACAAACAAGTTACAGAGACCGGGGCTGAAGGACAATGGTTTGATGGCGACTTTGTTCGTTTTCGATATGGTAGTCCAGAAAAAATAGGTGGTTGGTCTCAATTAGGTGACGATAAATTAACAGGTGTTGCAAGAGCTATTCATCATTGGGATGATAACGCAGGTATTAAATTTGCAGCCATAGGCACTAGCAGTATTTTATATGTTTTTTCAGGTGGGGTGTATTATGACATACATCCAATTAGAGCTACTTTAACAGGAGCTAATTTTACAAGCACATCAAGTTCAAAAACAGTTACAATAACCTGCACAGGTAATCACGGTTTATTACAAAATGATATTGTAATGTTTGATTCAGTTACTGGATTGAGTGGATCAACATTTACTAATGCTACGTTTGAAGATGAAAAATTTATGGTTACATCTGTACCTAGTGGTACAACATTTACAATTACAATGGCGGTTGCGGAAACAGGAACACCAGTTACAAACTCAGGATCTACATCTATTTTATGTTATTACACAGTTGGACCCGCACAGCAGTTAGGTGGTTTTGGTTGGGGTACAGGTTTATTTGGTGGTACATCTTTAGGTGCTGCAACAACAACACTAGCTTCTACTATTAATGATGCTGTAACGGTTATTCCTTTAACAGATTCTTCAGCATTTCCATCTTCAGGTACTATTCAAATAGGGTCTGAATTTATTTCTTATACAAATAATAATACCACAACAAATATTTTAAGTGGGGGAGCAAGAGAAGTTAATGGTACAACTAAATCAGCACATAGTGCAGGAGTTACAATTACAAACATAACTTCATACGCAGGTTGGGGTAGTGCATCTTCTACTGACTTTACTATTGACCCAGGTTTATGGGTATTAGATAATTTTGGTACAAAATTAATTGCACTTATATATAATGATAAATGTTTTGAATGGGATGCTGCAGCTCCTAATGCCACATCAACTAGAGCAACCGTATTACCTAATGCACCAACAGCATCACGTCATGTATTGGTATCAACACCCGACAGACACTTAGTATTTTTTGGAACTGAGACAACTGTTGGAACACCTAGTACACAAGACGATATGTTTATAAGATTCTCGGATCAAGAAAGTATTGATCAAACTGATTCATACACAGTACGAGCTGAAAATACTGCAGGTACGCAAAGAATTGCAGATGGTTCTAAAATTATGGGGGCTATTAAAGGTAGGGATGCAATTTATGTTTGGACCGATACTGCATTGTTCTTGATGAAATTTGTAGGACAACCTTTTACTTTCTCCTTTGAACAAGTAGGAACTAACTGTGGATTGTTTGGTAAAAATGCATGTATAGAAGTAGATGGTGCTGCTTATTGGATGTCAGAGAATGGTTTCTTTACTTACGATGGTCAACTACAATCTATGCAATGTTTTGTAGAAGACTTTGTTTATGACAGTATCAATGACACATCACGTGATTTAATTAACTGTGGACTAAACAATTTGTTTGGAGAAATAACTTGGTTCTATCCTAGCGAAGCTTCTGATGAAGTTGATAGAATGGTTACTTATAATTATCTAGACTCAACAACAAAACAACCTATTTGGACAACAGGAACTTTAGCCAGAACTGCTTGGCAGGACTCAGCAGTATTTAACAAACCACATGCAACTTATTATGGTTCAAATGACGATGCTTCATTTGATGTTACTGGTAATACGCAAGGTAGTACTATATACTATAGCCAGGAAACAGGGACCGATGAAGTAAACGCAGGTAATATTGCTGTAGCAATACCAGCATTTATATTATCGGGAGATTTTGATATTACACAAAGAAGAAGTAACACAGGTCAAGTAGTTGGTACACCGGATCTTAGAGGCGATGGAGAATATATGATGAGAGTAAGTAGATTTATACCAGATTTTATTACACAAACAGGTAGTACTACAGTTAGTCTTATATCAAGAGCTTATCCTAACAGCACACCAACCACTAAAGATTTTGTAATTGATTCATCTAAAACTTTTCAAAGCACAAGAATAAGAGCAAGGTCAGTTGCTTTAAAAATTTCTAACACAGCAGTTAATCAAGACTGGAAACTAGGTACATTTAGATTAGACATTGCACCAGGAGGAATGAGGTAATGGCAATACAATATAATTTTTTAGCACCAATAGATCAAAAAGTTCGTGATCGAGGTTATGATTTTGTTTCTCAAAATGAATATTTACAAGATGGTTTTAAATCTACGGATGGTATAAGTTATGAAGGAGATGGTTCTCCTGTATCTTATGCTAATTCTATGGGTGGAATTATGTCTCAAGCTCCTATTCCTGCTCCTTTATCATATATACCGGGAGGCGGTGACGGTAATGATGGACCTACTGGACCTACTGGAACTGATCTAGGTGAAGTTACTGCAGATAATTATGGTTATGGTGCAATAGGAGATGATCCTTCAATGAACATGACAGAAGAAGAACAAGCAGGTGTTGATAGTATTAATAATGCAAAAATGAGTAAGACGGATATGGCTAAAGCAGCTGCACAGTTTGCTTTTATGGGACCCTTTGCAGGTATATTTTCAGCTTACCGATCAAATAAAAAAGCAAAAGAGGACGCAATAGCCGCAGCAAAAGCTGCACAACAACAAAGAGATTTTGAGGCTGCTAAAGCCAACCAAAGAACGAGTAATCCTGGTGGTAGACTTGGTGGACCTGATGGAAAAAGTGGTGGAAATTACGCAGGCGGTGCAGGTTTTGCATCTGCTAATGCTTATGGTGGCGATGGTACCACAAATGATATGGGTGCAGATACTTTTGCTAAAGGTGGTAGAGTTGGATACTTCTTTGGTGGTAGAGTAAATTTTAAAAACGGAGGCTTAGCAGGTTTATTATAATGGCAAAAATTGTACAATCATTAACTAGAGCAGCAAAAGAATATCAACAAACTAATATGCAATCATTAGTAAGAGATCTTGATGGTATTATTACAAAATTAAATTCTTCTTTTCAGGAAGAAGTAAAACAGGAGATCGAAGCTAAAAGTTTCTTTTTAGAATAATGGCAGTAGTAAACCAATACAAATTTGTAGGTAAGGACAATGACACTACAGGAAATGCATTGACTGTTTTTGCAACAGACAAACCTGGTGTCAACGAAACTATAATTATTAAATCAATACTTGTTACATCTGCTGGTACACCTAGTGTAACCGTTACTAACAATAGTATTACAGCTATTAAATCAGTACAGCTAACAGCTAATACAACTAAAGAACTACTAACTCAACCGATGATAGTAGAAGGTGGGTCTGTTTTTACTATACAATCTAGCACTACAGATTCATTTGATTTTGCAGTCAGCTTTTTAAACATACTAAAGGAGAAAATAGACTAATGAAAACTACTACAATAGATGGACAAGAAGTACCTGTTTTAGATGCGACCAGTGTAGAGACTACGTATAGACATCTTAAGACTGGTGAGGTTTTTAAAACAAGAAAAGACTGGGAAGCAAAGGGTTTTAAGAATGAGGACATGGCACAAGACGTAAAAGTTATCATGCCTTCTCTTGATTTAATAGGCAAAACGAAGTAAAACAAAGTAAACTAGGATAAAATTATATGGCAATTTCAAGAATGCAACAACCCAGACAGATGTACGGACTAGGTAGTATCGTTAAGAAAGCGGTACGAGGCGTTAAGAAAATTGTTAAAAGTCCTATAGGTAAAGCTGCTTTGTTAGCAGGTGGTGCTTATCTTGGTGGCGGTATGATGGGAGGCACAGGTGGTATGTCTAACTTCAGAGCTTTTGGAGCTGGTATAGGTCGAGGTATAGGTAATTTTAGATCAGGTACCGCTGGAACTAAAATGGGTTCTTTATCAAATTTATTTAGACAAAGTACAAAAAGAGCAGATGGTACTTACAGTGGTCAAGACAATCCTTTTAGTCTTGGTAAAATAGCACTCGGTGGTTTAGGTGTAGCAAGTTTAGCTCCTTTACTTATGAAAGGTGGCGACGAAGATAATGTAGTTGATGAAACTGTTGAACAAATTAACCCAGCAACACAAGTACAAAGAGCAAAGAATTTTTACTCAGGAATGGGTGACAAGGGTGTAGGTTTAAACTTTATGCCACAGAAAAAATATGTTAGTCAAAATTTTTACGCAGCTGACGGTGGTAGAGCCGGTTATGCTATGGGTGGAGATATAGAAGAAGAAGATGAAATAGCTTTTGCAAGATCAGGTGCGGGACAAAGTAGAAAACAACCTATGGCATTTTTAGCAATGGGTGGCGGTGCAGCAAACGCACAAGCAGAACAAATGCTTATGACAGAATTTGTAAAATATAAAAACAAAGGTGGAGATTTATCTTTTGAACAATTTGTAAAAGCAGTAATGCAACAACAAGAACAAGCTCAAGGTATGGAACAACCTATGATGGCAGCTAATGGTGGCCTAGCAAGTATGACAAGTGTACCAGGATACGGAACACCAGCAGGAACTAACAAATTTGGTTATCCAAGTGGTGGTGTAAGAGTTGGTAAAGCTGATGGCGGACAATTAGTAAGTCCAAGTAATGATGGTTCAAGACCTGGTTATGCAGGTGACGATGGTATTCTTTCAACTATTAAAAATTTTCCTAAAAATTTAAAATCTGGATTAGAACAAATATTTAGTGGAGAAGTTGGAGCTACTTTAGGTGGTGATCAAAAAAGTATAAACGAATTTATGGTAGAAGACATGTGGGGTCAAACTTTACCAAAAGAAACAATTGATATGATTATTGACGCAAATAAAAAAGGGGTAGATGTTGAAACAATAATTTCTCTTACAGGTGCTGATGCATCTGATGTAACTGGTGTTATAGATATGTTAAACATGAACATAGAACAAAAAGCATATGGCGGTAGAATTGGTAGAGCTGAAGGTGGAATTATGGATACTGAAGAAGCAGAAATGATTGACATGGGTGGACAAGAAAAAGATTACAGAGAAACAGGTGGTTTTGTAGAAATGGGTGGCGAAGAAAGAGCTGACGATGTACCTGCAAGATTATCTAAAAATGAATTTGTATTTACTGCAGACGCTGTAAGAAACGCAGGCGGTGGAGATATAGACAGAGGATCAGAAGTTATGCAAAACTTAATGGATAACTTAGAACAAGGTGGACAAGTTTCAGAAGACTCACAAGGTTTAGGTGGAGAAGAAATGATGATGTCTGAAGAAATGATAGAAGAACCAAACGGCGCGCAAGCAATGTATGAACAACAACAAGCATTACAATCAAGGATGGCATAATGGCAATATCAGATTTTATAGAACCGGCAATACAAGATTACGCAACACAGGCAACTGCCGCATATTCTGCGCCTATTGATACATCTAAATTTGCACAACAAATTGCAGCACAAGATCCAGCACAAACAACAGCTTATAATATGGCTACTCAAGGTGTTGGTTCTTATGCACCTTATTTACAAGCAGCACAAACTGCACAA